AGAGGATACCGTTCTTTTCCTGAATTTGTATCTTACTCTAGTGCAACAGCAGATGCTAAGATTAGAGGGATTTTTGCAGCAAAAGATAATAATGGCAATGTTAAATTATTTGTTGGCGATGCCGCTAAGTTATATGAGTTCAATGCGGCTACCTCTGCGCTTGATAATGTTAGCAAATCAGGAACACCTGCTTATGATTTACTAGGCGATGAAAGATGGCGTTTTGTTCAATTTGGTGAATACGTTATTGCTTCTGGTGGCATAGGGGAAGAATTACAGAAATGGCAGTTAGGTACAGATACTGTATTTTCTAATTTAGGCGGCACACCCCCGAATGCTGAATTTATAGCTGTGGTTAGAGATTTTATCTTTACAGGCAATATAGATGAGGGTTCTGGGCGGATTCCATATCGCGTTAGATGGTCAGGATTTAATGCAATAGATAGCTGGACGGCTGGTACTGACCAATCTGATTTTCAAGATTTGCCTGATTCTGGTGCTGTAATGGGTTTGGTTGGTGGTGAATACTGTACCATTCTTACAGAAAGGGCAATATTTCGCGCCACATATTCTGGACTGCCATTAGTTTTTCAGTTTGATAAAGTTGAAAGTCAGCGTGGTTGTGCTGTAAAAGGTTCTGTTTGCAATGTTGGCAGTAACGTATTCTTCTATTCAAACGATGGTTTTTACTTATTTAATGGGCAAAGTTCTACGCCAATAGGTTCAGAAAAAGTTGATGAGTTTTTTGCAAAAGATTTTAATCTTTCGTTTAAAGAAAACATGACGTCATCCGTTGATCCATTAAATCAAATAGCAATATGGAGTTATCCATCCATTGCAAGTGGTGACGGAACCCCCGACACATTATTAATATATCATTATGTTTTAGGTCGTTGGTCATTAGTTAAAGTAAGGGCTGATTACTTAGCGCCATTTTTTAGTGCAGGTTACACATTAGACCAGCTAGACAACTTATCAGCTACACTTGATGGATTAACAACTGTATTAGATAGTCCTTTATATAAAGGCGGTGAGTTTTTCTTCGGTGGCGCAGTAAACGATCAAATATTCTCATTTACTGGCGACCCAATGACTGCAACTATTGAAACAGGTGAAACTGTAATATCACCAGGCAAACATAGTATTGTTACAAGAATTTATCCTTATTACGAAAACGGCACAGTTACTGGTCAAATAGGAGTAAGAAATAGTATTGCTGATGAAGTTTCATACGGAATTAGCACAAGTTTAAATGCAGATGGTTTTTACCCATTCCGTTCTTCCGCACGGTTTCATCGTGCTAAATTTTCTTTATCAGGTTTATGGACGAATATACAAGGTATTGACATTGAAGCTAGAGAGATAGGCAGACGTTAATGGCTACACCAACTAACTTTAGAATATTAAACCCAGTTTTAGCTACGGTAAGAGAAATAGCTGAGGTTTTGAATGGTGCTATGAGTGGTAAGCTAAATTGCACAGGTGATATAACGCTTCCGTCTGGCGGTGGTGATGTAACTGTTACTGAACCAAGGGCTAGTAAAGATAGTGTAATTATTTTTGAACCACATACTTCAAACTATTATAACCATGAACCCTATATTAAAACAAAGAACAACGGCTCTTTTGTCGTGGGACAGAAAAATAACGGACACAGCACAGATATTAGTTATGTCATCATTGGTTAAAGAATGGGCTAGATTAGCCCCTCATATATCTGAAGCTTTAAAATATTCTAATAAAAGCCATGATATATCGGATGTATGGAGTGCTATTAAAAAAAATAAAGCGCAGTTTTTTCCATTGGAAAACTCTGCTATAGTAACTGAAATAGTTGATTACCCAAATCAAAGCGTATGCCGAATATGGTTGGCAGGCGGAGATTTAGAAGAACTTATGGAAGCTGAAAAAGATGTTTGTAAGTGGGCAGCAAAGTTAGGATGTACTGGCATGGAAATAATAGGACGCAAAGGCTGGTCGCGAAAACTTACTGATTACAAAGAAGCGTCTATAGTATTAGTGAAGGAAATACGAGATGAGTAAAGGTGGCGGAGAAACAAGGACTATTACGTCTTCTACAGGTGCGCCTGCATACGCACAACCTTATTTGCAATATGGTTTAGAACAAGCAAAGGCATTATATCAATCGCCTACACCTCAGTATTATCCAGGGTCTACTGTGGTTGGTTATTCACCAGAAACAGAAGCTGCATTAGCAGCTACTAGGCAGTATGCCTCACAGCCAAATCAGTTAGTTAGTGGTGTTCAGGATGTTGTTGCACAAAACCTTATGGGGACAAACCCATTGCAAGCTGCCGCATTTAGACCCGTTATAGAACAAGTAGAAGGAACGCTTGGTAAAGCAGGTCGCTATGGTTCACAGTATGGCGCACAAGCAATGGCTCAGTCATTAGCGCCATATGCGTTACAAGCACAACAAGCTGCTATATCTCAAGCACCTGCTGCATATCAGTTTGGTTTAGCGCCTTCTGAGTTAATGATGGGTGTTGGCGCGGCTAGAGAAGAACAAGCACGCGCACAATTGCAAGCGGATATAGACAGATTTACGTTTGAACAAAACAAACCACAGCAAAAACTTGCTGAATATTTAACATCTGTTCAAGGCGGTACAGTTGGTACTCAGCAAATAACACCGCAATACAACCAACCTGCGGCTAGTTTTTTAGGTGGTGCATTAACAGGCGGTCAAATAGGAAGTATGATAAACCCTGCTTATGCAGGTGCTGGCGCTGCTGTAGGTGGCGGTTGTAGTTTATTAGGTTAGGAGTTAGCTATGGCAGAAGGCTTTGGCAAATTATTTGGCACAAGTTTTGATGACCCAAGAACGCAAGGTATATTAGGTCTTGCAGGTGGGTTATTAGAAGCAGGTGGTTATCAAAGCACGCCTATGACGCTAGGGCAAGCAATTAGCTATGGTGGTCGCCAAGGTATGCAAAGCTATCAGACAGCTTTAGAATCACAACGTGCAGAGGCTGAAAGAAAGCTACGCGAACAGCAATTAAAGCAGTCTATGGAAATACAAGCTGCACAAGAGGCAAGGCAAGCAGAAGCAACTAGGGTTGCTGCCGCAGAAAAATTACAACAACAAAGATCAATAAATCAAATATTAATGCCAACTGGTGCGCCTACAATAGAAGCTTCCCAAGCGTTGCCTTCACCACAAGAAATGGCTTACGCAAGACTTTCCCCTGAAAAGTATTTAAAGAGTCAGTATGAACAATCAATTAAAGAACCTCCTAAACCCATTAAAATAGACACTCCAAAAGGAGTTCAATTTTTAGATCCAATAAGTTTAGACCCTATTAAAAGTTTTGATACAAAACAAACGCCTCTTCCTGAAACAAACCAAGTAAAAGAATTGGTGGTTAAAGATGGCAAGTTGTTAGAACAAGCTTTTAACTTAACAACACAAAAAAATGCTGCTGGTACAGTAATTGGAAGGACAAAAACTCCTGTTGGCGAACCTTATGACCCAGAAACTCAAAAAACAAGCGCAACAATAGCAAACGCACAATTTCAGTTTCCTGATGATGTTGAAGCACAAAGGCTATCTGTTGCTTCCCAATTAGAAGCACAAGCAAAAGGAGTCGCGCAAAAAGGTGGAATTGTTCTTGATTCAGATGGAAAATTAGTAGGTCAATCTATTTATCTTCCAAGAGGTGTTCCAGGCGGAGATGGAATGCCAACTTTTATGGTCACACAAGGCGGCAAATCAAGACCATTACAAGAAAATGAAAGAGTAATAGATAAAATTACTCAAGGAAACTTGCAATTACGTGTGGAACAGGTAAATGAGTATCGTGCTGAATTAACTGATATGAAAATATCAACAAAAAAATTAGTTAATTATTTTAAAACTGTTGATGATGCTAATGTAGGTGCCTCTAGAGTAATAGATGGCATGATGGCTACAGCAAAAACATTTTTTAACGATTTTTTAAATGAAGAAGGGAAAAAGTTATCTCCTGAAGAATTATCACTAAGAATTGCTAATGGTCAATTGCAAGGTTTAATAGGCGCATCCAGATTAGATGTTGTTGGACCTGGTGTTTTGACAGAACAAGACGCTTTAAGGGTTATTTACTATCTTGGCGGTGATATTACAGCATCACAAAATCCAGAAGAAGTAGCAGCGGCTGTTCGCAGGGTTCTTTTAGAAAAAACAGAAAAATACAATCAATTGGCGTTTGAATATAACGAACAAATATCTTTATTAGACTTAAAAAGGGATTACATAGAACCTTTGGAGATGCCAGCAATACAATCTATTAAGTATAGACCAGATGGTTTAAACTCAGAAGATTATGAACTCTGGAGTGAGTACGACAAGAATGTAAAAAGAGAAATCTTGAAGCAAATAAACGAGGGTACTTATGACAATTGATTTGCAGGCAGCAAGGGCTGAAGCTAGAAAAAAATTAGCAGAACGCCTCCTTAAAGAATCTGAAAGCAAGCCTTCTACTATTTCTAGCGTGCTTACAAAAACATTGCCAAATCTTGCACTTTCTATGCTTGGTTCTCCAGTGCCAACACAAGCAGCGCAAAACGCAGTAGATGTTTTAGGAGAAGGTAGGACTGAAGCATTAGGTTCTGGACTTATGGAAGGTGCTACTCTTGGGTTTAGAGGGGAGTTAGGTTCTGGCATTGAAGCAGGTTTAAAAGCTGTTCAAGGCGAAAATTTTATGACAGCTTATAAGAGTGCATTAGCGCAGGCAGAAGCTGAAGAAAGACGCAAAAAAGAAGCGTTTCCTGGTAGTTATTTGGCTGGTGAAATAGGAGGCAGTTTGCCTCTTGGCATAGCTACTGGGACAGCTTTGTCTCAAGCGCAAAAAGCAAAAGATGTTGGACGTTTTGGAAGAATGCTATCTCAAGGTGCTTTGTCTGGGGCAGAGGCAGGCATAGCAGGTTTTGGCACGGAAACAGGAACCATTGCAGAAAGAGGTAAAGCTGCTGGTATTTCAGCGGCAATTGCTGCGCCTTTAGGTATTTTAAGCGAACTTCCTTTGCCTTTTGGTAAAACATCTGAAGCTAGGAAATTGGAAGAATTAGGTGTGGATTTAAGCCTTGGACAGGCGATGGGTGGAGGCACTAAATATGCTGAAGATATATTTACTAGAAGTCTTTTAGGAGATGTTCTTGGCGCTACAGAAGCGCAACGAAAAGGTTTTGAAACTTTTTCTAAAAGTATATTGGATAGAACTTTATCTGATATAGGTTTTGTTGCGAGCAAAAAAGACAAACCAACTGAAGTTGGAAGAAAAGCTTTAAAGTATTTAGATGATTATTTTAAAAAAGCTGTAAAATCAGCTTCTTTGCCAGATGCAACCCCAGCAATTAATTTTGTTGAAGAGTTAGTAAGTCCAGAAAGCATATCTGAATTAAAGATTTCGCCAGAACAAACAAAAGATTTAATTAACACTTTAGAAAATTTATTTGTAAGGCAATTAGAAGGCACATCAATGCCTGGTAAAAACGCACAAAATGCTATGAGTGATTTAGGTAAAAAGGCGTTTAACATTATTCAAAATAAAGAAAGCACGACAGCACAAAAAGAAGTTGCAAAAAAGTTAAATGAATTAAAAGATTTAATTATGGATTCAATGGTTGCGCAAGATCTTGCAAACATAAAATTAAAAAAAGCTAGGGATGCTTATAAGAATAGAGACTTAATTAAATCATTAAAGAAAAAATCAGTAAAAAAAGAAGCTATAACTCCTGTTACTCTTGAGGAAACTTTACAGTCAAAATTAGGAGAAAAAGCTTACGCAGAATCTCCTTTATATGAAATGTCTAGAATAGGCAGACAAGTGTTAGGAGAGGGTTCTGTACCAGTAAGAGAACCAAGTCCTTTAGCTGCTAATTTAGGTACTTTTTTATTGCCTTCTGCTGTCGCTGGAGGTTTCCTTGATCCATTTGCGTTATCAGTCGTTCCTAGTTTGGCAGCTTACAGAGGCGGTAAAACAGGTCGTGATTTGGCAATCGGTCTTTTATCAACGCCAGCAGCAACATTGAAATCAACAGCTGCTGCACCTACACTTGTGCCAAGTTTAATGAATATGTATGAAAATGAACAAGTAGCGCCATAAGGAGATAGAAATGGCTAAGACAGCAATCAATCAATACTCATCAACTGCGTCTGCAAATACAGATATAGACAGCGTTGACCTGGGTGAAGGAACAATGGTTCCAAGCGATGTCAATAACGCACTCCGTGAGGTAATGGCGCACTTGGCAGACATGAACGCAGGTAACGAGGTTATAGATGACACATTTACCC